GGCTTGTAGGGATTCCTAGTGAACGTCCGTGGGCTGAGCTGCCTGGTTGTGATCAAGTAGATATTAATGCTTTTAGCATTGAAGCCCAGTACAAGTTTTATATGCAGGTTCAAACGTATTACACAACTCACAATACTTCAGCCACGCTGGAGTTTCGTGAAAACGAGATTGACACCTTGTCGCAATTGATTTTTAATTCAATTGATAAAGATCAAGGTTATATCTCTGCAGCTTTATTGGCACGTTTTGATGCTAATGAAACATTTCCACGTTTGCCGTTTGAACCTATTACAAAAGCTCAATACAATGAGTTACAAGAGGATGTTTTATCCCGTCGTATTACTGATGATTTCGGTCTTGCAATGCAATCCTTTGCACCTATAAAAGGCGAAGCCCTCGGTCCTGCAGCTTGTGATTCTGACAAATGTTTATTTGCTGAAAAATCACCCAAGTGATTGATACCAAAGAACTTGGCCTTGAGTCCCTTACATCGGGGACTCTTCGGGGCCTTGTAGCCGAACTAGAAGCACTATTCCCTGATGTTTATCCTGATTATTTAATCGAGCCTCGTGAACTTGCTTACAAAGCAGGACAGCTATCAATAGTTCGGCTACTCAAAGCAAAACTTGATACAAATTAACCATGTGTGGTGGCGGACCAAAAGGACCAAGTAAAAAAGACAAAAGAAAAGAAAAAAAAAGGCAGGAAGAATTTGCTGCACAACAACAAGCAAATTTTGATGCCCAAATGGCTCAGCAGGCAGCTGCCAATCAAGCAGCTCTTGATCAACAAAGCAATCAATTTGCTATCGCTCAAGAACAAGCTGCGGCTACAGCTGCTCAAAATCAACAAAACTTTGATACACAATTAGCTGCAACTTCAGCATCTCAGCAAGCACAATTTGATCAAGCAAATGCTCAAATGGAAAGCCAGATGCAAGCGCAACGTGAAGCTGAAGAGCGAGCCCGCTTGGAAGCTGAAAAGGCACGAAATCGTTCTCGTAGTTTTGATGCTGCTAATGAGTCAGGAACCCTTAGGGCGAGCAAACAACGTAAGAAATCTAAGAAAGCCAAACGGTCTGGTACACGTCAACTTGCCAATCAACTAACGTCTGCAGGTGCTGCAAGTCTTGGTATTGGACAAGCACGTGGAGGTCGTGCTCCTGGTTTAACTATTGCCCAAATTCGTAGGCCCAGCTAATGCACGAAACAGTTTCAGCTCGTTACGCCCGGCTGTCTGCAAATAGAACAAATTTCCTAGATGCTGCCAGAGATTGTGCAAAACTTAGTGTTCCCTATTTAATGCCACCAAGTGGTCATGCTAGTGGAAACAAGTTACACGTACCTTGGCAATCACAAGGATCTCGCGGCGTTAATACGATGGCGGCAAAACTCATGTTGAGTCTTTTCCCTGTCAACGCAAAATTTTTTAAATTACAGATACAAGATGGGGTGCTTGCACAGGACCCCGATATTGATGCACAAGCTCGTTCTGAGATTGATCTGGTCTTATCTAAAATGGAGCGCGTTGTGATGCAGGACGTAGCCGATAAGGCTGACCGCGTCATGTTGCATCAAGCAATGAAACACCTTGTAGTCGCCGGAAATGTTCTGGTGTTTATGGGTAAAAAAGGTTTGAAAATTTATCCCCTTGATCGTTATGTGATCAATCGGGATGGAGATGGTCAGGTTACTGAAATTATTACCGTAGAGGCTATTGACGCCCAGTTCCTGCCCGAACAATATCGTACTAAACGGCCTGGTTTACAACCGGCTAATCATGTTGGTGAGCAAGGTGGAGGTGACATTCCTGCTGATCTGAAACTTGATTCGAATGGCAACGATGTTGCTGTTTTCACTTGTGTAAAACTTGTAGAAGGTACTTGGCGCTGGTATCAGGAAATTGATGGTGAAATTATTGAAGGTTCTGAGTCATCAGCACCTAAAAACGCATCGCCATATTTAGCCCTTAGGTTTAATGTGGTGGATGGCGAAGATTACGGTCGCAGCAGAATCGACGAATTCCGTGGTGATCTTCAGTCTCTAGATGCTCTTATGCAAAGCTTGGTTGAGGGTAGTGCTGCAGCGGCAAAGGTTGTCTTTACCTTGTCACCATCTGCAACCACTAAACCCAATCAACTCGCACAAGCTGGCAACGGCGCAATCATTCAGGGACGACCTGACGATGTTGGTGTCATCCAATCAAACAAGGCAGCGGACTTCCGTACAGCTTTTGACATGGTGCAGCAACTTACTCAGCGATTGTCTGAGGCGTTTCTGATCTTCACTGCTCGCAACAGCGAACGCACAACAGCCGAAGAAATCAGAGCTACACAACAGGAACTGAATGAACAACTTGGCGGAATCCTGTCCAGCCTTCAAACAGATCTTTTAGCTCCGTATATTGCCCGAAAGCTATTGGTGTTGCAACGTCAACGTATGTTGCCCCAGCTGCCCAAATTTAACGGCAAGCCTGCTGTTTTCCCTACTGTTGTCGCTGGGTTGGAAGGCGTAGGCCGCGGCCAGGACAGAGAAGCATTGATGTTATTTATGCAAACTGTTGCCCAAACTCTTGGGCCAGAGGCAATGGCTGAGTACATTAATCCTGATGAAGCTATTAAACGTTTAGCTGCAGCTGCTGGCATTGATTATCTAGGTCTTGTTAAGACACCTGAAGAGAAGCAAGCTGAAGCTCAGGCAGCTCAAGAGCAGCAACAACAACAAGCTCTTCTGGCACAAGCCGGTCAACTAGCTAAATCACCACTTGCCGATCCAGATAAAAACCCACGTATTAAAGAAGTATTAGAAGATGGAGGAGAAGAAGCTGAAGAAGGCCCCGTCCCCCAAGACGAAATCCCCGGTTGAGCCTACCAATAAATACAAGCCTCAACAAAAGATTCGTCCAACAATTGCAGCATCTCGCGTTGGACAACCAAATGCACAACGTGTAACAGGTGCTCGCGTTAATTCTCTCAAAGTAAAAAACAACTAATGGCTACCACCAACACTTTTAATCCCATTGATGAATCTGCTGAAGCATCTCGCAAAGAGGCAGAAGCAAAAGCGTTAGCAGAAGGCGAGCGTTTGGTTGCTGCTCAACAAGCCGCTCAAGAACAAAATTATGAGGACGCTCGTCAAGCTGATCAAAATGACACTCGCTTTGCGGGTAAATACAAGTCAGCAGAAGAGCTTGAGAAAGCGTACCTTGAACTACAAAAGAAATTGGGGGAACGTCCGACTGACGAGAATGTCGAAGCGGAGGAACCCAGCAGTGAAGTTTCTGAGCAGGAATCTGAGGATACTGAAGTCGAAGAGTCGTCTGAGGTCTACCAAACCTTGGAGGAAGCTAGTAAGGAGTATGAGGAGGGTGGTGAACTTACCCCAGATACTTTGGAAAAACTTTCTCAACTAGATAGCAAAGAGCTAGTCGAACAATGGGTTCAGTATGTCAATAGCAGTAAGGAGGATGTTGCTCCTGGTGCTATGCCCCAAGAAGATGTCGATCGGATTATGGGGTCTGTTGGTGGTACGGCACAATATGAGCAAATGGTTGCTTGGGCTGGCGACTCATTAGCTCCTGATGAAATTGCTGCTTATGACGCAGTTGTCACAAGCGGTGATCCCAACTCTATATATTGGGCAGTACAAGGACTTCGATCGAAATACGTCGAGTCAAACGGTTTTGAGGGTAAACAGGTATCTGGTAATAGGGCATCACGTGCCGAACCCGGATTTCGTTCTCAGGCAGAACTTGCTCGAGCGATACAAGACCCTCGATACCGCGAGGATCCTGCCTTCCGAATGGATGTTGAGCAAAAGCTCTCCCGTTCGGGTGATCTAATGTAAAACCTCGAGGAGACGGTTTTAAGGAAGGCGGCCACTGGTGTTAAGGAGGGTTCGATTCCCTCCGGTCGTATTGTGGAAGCTTTGGACCACGTTAAAAACTAGCCCGAGATCTTGGGCCGCAAACGCGATACCCCATATCGGAATAAATTTATTTCCAATTTAATACTTACAGAACAATAGAGATCTCTTACATAAACACCAAAATCATACTTACCTAAACTTATTTAAAATAAATGGCAAACATGCTACTTACGCGCCCCGGCGCGTCTAATGGAGGGTCTGATTCACGGGCTCTTCTGCTTAAACTTTTTACTGGCGAAGTGTATGAATCTTTTCGTACAGCCCTAGTGGCTAAGCCTTTGGTGCAAAGCCGCACTCTTACTAGCGGCAAAGAAGCACAATTCATCCACACCGGCACTATGACGGCGGGTTTTCATACACCTGGAACCCCACTACTTGGTAACGGAGCTGGAACAGATGGTGGTCCCAAGCAAGCTGAAACGACTATCACAGTTGACCAGCTGCTTGTTAGTCAAGCCTTTGTCTATGAATTAGATCAAGTTCTTGCTCACTATGATATTAGAGGCCCAATCGCTCGTCAAATCGGTCAATCTTTGGCCGAACATTATGACCGCCGTATTTTCCGTGTGCTGGATCAAGCTGCTGAAGCTACTGCTGCTGTGACCGGCGAGCCTGGTGGCTTTGAAGTCAACCTTGGTGCT